GCTCAAAGCGGAGGTGGAGCAAGCAAGGAAAGAAAACGACGGACTGGCAAAGCTTCTTTGGGAACACCCCACCGCACCCTGCGACCAAGATTCAGTTTCAGACTCAATGCAGCGGGTCAAAGCGTTGCGCGAGGAGCGCGACCAACTCAAATCGGAGTTGGAATCAACCCGGCAAGAACTTGATCACATGCGGAAATGGGCTTCCAAGACGCACGACGAACTGCAACACCAATCGCAACTGCGCCAGCAATGGCACGCCATGGCGCGGGAGTTGGCAAAGAATTGTTCAACATGGCACGACGCTAACGCAGCACAGCAAACCCTCGCCCGCTTCAACGCCATGGAAGGAGAAGCGAAATGAGCGATACACCACGAACGGATGCGGCGATAAAGGAAGCCAACGGAATTGCGGCGTTACTCGCGCCATTCGCCCGCACCCTGGAGCGGGAGTTAGCGCAGTCAAAGCAAAACGAGAAGTGCTGTTGCAAGTCGGCAATCGCAGCCATGGGGGCAATGCAAGAGGAGCGCGACCAACTCAAAGCGGAGGTGGAGCGATTGACAAAAGAAAACCATAAAGCTCGCAAATTGCTTGTGACTAGGGTTGAGGCGTCTCAGGTAGATGAAGCGTATAAACACCGCGACCAATGGAGAGCGGTGGCGGAGCAGGCTATTAGTTTGCTTGGAGCAAATCACACTTCATCATGTTCAATTCAAGACGCTGAAGAACCGCGTTGCGATTGTGGTTATCAACAGCACTACGAACAAGCCCTCGCCCGCTTCAACGCCATGGAGAAAAATCCGTGAGCATCGACGACGCCAAATCCATCATCACAGAATTCGACCGGCTCGGACTGGAATTATCCGACGGGCTCAACCTGCTGACCAACTCCGGAATAATTTCAGACCATGTTGTCCTGTTCGGTGACATCTGCAACGAGGACGGGAAACGGTGCGTGGAGTTTTTGAATGGGGTGAAGTTGTGAAAATCGAAACCTTGCGCGGCGTGGCTTTGGTTCATAAAATTCGCGAGCTTGAATCAAAAAACATTCCCATCCGCTCTATCGCCGTCGGTCGCACCAATGCCGAATGGATTATTGAACACGATGACCCTTGCCATCAGGCGGACCTCATTGCTGAAACACTCCCGCAAGCGTCGCACCCTGAAGCGCAGCTTGGAAGCAATCGGAGTGGACACGACGGAGGACATAACCCGGGACCATATTCGCCGGGCACACCGCATCTTCCGGGGCGCGCGGGGGCAACAGGAAATAAATGATCTGTGGACCTTCATCAAGCAGTTCATCTGCCCGCGCTGTGATGGCATCAAATGGCGACCGAAAGGGCAGTATTGCGGCTCTTGGTGTTCCCAAAAAAATAAGCGAAATAATTTTGACAATCGAAAATCAAAACAGTAAAACAGACACGTTATGAGCAAAGAAACCAATGCAGTCGAGCAAGGTCACATTGACCCCTCGTTTACCAATCTACTCCAGCAGCATCGCCAAGGCGGCTGTTTGGACGAACTCGGCCAAGCATTGCGCGACGTCACCGACGCAGCGCAACTTACTGGAAACCCCGGCGTCATCACCTTGAAGCTGATGATCGACCCAACCAAATCCGGTGCCGTCGAGATTTACGACGACATCAAAATCACGATGCCCAAGGCGGAGAAAGTGGGCAGCCTGTTCTTTGTGGGCGAGGGTGGCGCGCTGGTGCGCAACAACCCGAATCAATTGGAAATGCCTCTGCGCTCTATCGAAGGCGGCGCGGTGGTGGACGTCAACAGTCTTCGGCAAGTCAGTCAATAATCCCATGGAAAAAGACAATCAAATAATCGAAATCAAATCACTCCGGCGCGACACGGACGCAGTTATCCAGCGCGTCAAGGCGTTGCCGAAATCCCGCGAAACCTCACTGGTGGTTACCAAGCTGCAAGAGGGTGTGATGTGGCTCGGCATGGAGTTGAAGCGCATCAACGAGGAAACCCCGGGCGCGTCGCCCAATCCTTACCCGGATTCCAAAAATCCTTCCAACACCGTCATTCAACCGACGGCAGACGGTTTGAAACTGTAACCTCAAAAAACTCGGACAACAAAAATACTAAATATGAGCCTCCCGAAAGAATCAATCGAATTATTGCTCGCCACTGGTCGCGCGCAACTGTCAGTCCAAAAAGGCGACGACGGCGAAGCCTTTTTCATCCGGCCCGACGGCCAACCTGTCGGACTCAAAAACTTCTTCGCCCCGACGCGCATCAAGCAAACCGTGTCGCTGGCGAGCGCGCATTCGTTCTGCGAATACTTCAAGCGTTTCGCCAGCACGTCATCGCTGATTTTTGCGGAATTCGATAGCGACTCGGCAAAGTTCGTGGCGATGCTGGATTATCACACTCCGTCCCCGATTGAAGACGGCGACAACGAGCCCGATTACTGCGAACACGTCGCGCATTACGAGACGGAAGCAACTCCCGAATGGAAGGCGTGGCTTGGCGCAAATCGTCGCCCGATGAGCCAAGTCGATTTTGCGACTTGGCTGGAGGACAATCTGCATTTGTTTATCGCTCCTCCCAGCGACAAGACTGCTCCCAGCGGGGCGGACCTTCTGGAACTGGTCAAGTCGTTGCATGGTCACCAGTCCGCGCAATTCAACACCGCGCTGCGACTCGACAACGGCGCCTATACCGTAAAATACGAGGAGGCGATTGACGTTCGCGGCACCATCAAGTCCGACTCGCTGACGCTGCCGCCGTTCATCTATGGTGGATTCAGCTTGTTTGAAGGCACGGGGCCGTATCTAGTCAAAGCGCGCCTGAAAACTCGCATCGAAAATCGCAAGCTGGTCCTGTTCTTTGAAACAGTGGCTCTGGAGAAAACCGTTCGCGACTGTCTGGAATTGGTTGGCAAGGCAATCGAAGAAAAAACGCAGCGCGCGATTTTGCTCGGTACGCCGACACCGGAGAAGTTGTAATTTCACCCATAACGCATAAATCCTGGGTTCATTGGCCGCACGCTGAACGCTGAACAACAGCCTTTACAGCGTGCGGCCCTAGTTTTATGAGCGCGTGGCGGAAAGTAATCCCTGTCAACTGGGATAAAAAACGCGAGTCTGGTTCTACACCGGATTGGGAGAAAGCTAGAAAGTAATGCCCCCCTTGCAGGTGAAAACCCTGCCGCGCTCAACCTTTTATGAAAAAACTTCCCCTCATCCCGGAGCAAGAGCGCTGGTTCAAAGAGGCAACGCCCCACGCTCAGAATCCAAATCCGTGCGTGAGGCTTTACGGAAAGTTGGAAGGCGAGAAGTGCAAAAATTGCGAGCTTTTATTTCACCGTGGCTGTTCAAACCGTCGCTATCACAAATGCAAGTTGAGATATTGCACGCGGGGGCCCGGTTCGGATCACCGCGTAAACTGGGATGCCTGCAAGCGGTTTATACCGGCCAATAAACCCGGAGCGACCGGGGCGACTTCTGCGATTTCACAAACCCCAGCCGCATCAGTTTCTTCACCCTCTGATTGACGGCACTTCTGTCCAGCTTGGGCGCTTTCAAGCGCTTGTAAATTTCGGTGGCGGTGCAAGGGTGGCTTTGTTTGATGGCGGAAAGCGTCTTGGAAAGGGGGTTGGAGAGCGGGGCGGTCCCGTTGCCATCGCAACACGCACATTTCACGAAAATTTGTTTCATGCCGCGATGAAAACGGTTTGACTTTGGAAGTTCAAGAAGAAAGCATAACGAATATGCAGATGAAAAAAGCCAATTGGAAACGGCTTCGCGCGGAAAGCCCCTGCCGGAAGTGCGGCAAGGACCATGAAACCAAAACGTGCGTGAAGCGGAGTGGGCGGCGCGTGCAATACACTTACGATGCCTAACGACCAAGCTCTGCGATCCGCGCCGGAGGCGGATGTGGAGCGCAGAAAGGAATCTGGAATATGAGCAAGACTTTGAACGTAGAGCGGGGCGCGGATTCGCAGCAGCGCCTTGTTAGCCCATTCGTCCAATGGGGAGACAGATACTTCGGGCTGTCGGTGCAGGATGGCAAAGTGACCACCGAGCCATCCGAGGACAAGGACTGGACGGAATACCATCTGGAATATCGAGGTGGTGACATCTGGGAAATCGAAGTGTGTCCAACCGAGAACACCGGATGGACGGTGTGGCGTGGCAAAATCCCGACTCGTGAAATCTTCGTGACCATCATGGAGAACATTGAGGAAGCGCCGCCGATAGATTGGGCTAACGCTCCAGGTGAGCGACCCGGCGCGACAACCAAAAAGGAAACCAATGCAAACTGACTCTCGAACTGCTGACGCTCCGCCGGGTTCTGCTCCACCCGGTTGTTGGGCTGACGCGATACGATTTGCCGCTGACGAAGTGGACAAACTGGCCGCGCATTTCGTTGGAAACACCAAGAGCGACGGTATGCGTGACTCTCTCGTGTATGAACAAGGCATAGGCTGCGAAAGAGCGGGCCAGATGCTCAGAGAAATCGCGGCGATGATAGAACGACAAAATATGAAATGCGAAATCTGCAACAAAGGAATGCCCGAAGGAGTGACGCTCCATCGGGTAAACGAAATCGGCGTAAAAGGTATCTGGCGATGTAACGAGCATGTGACATCCGAACAACTGGCAACCCACTCCGACACGGAGACGCTTCGGCTCGTTCGGATAATCGAGGGCGCGAACGCGCAGCCCAACGCAGAGTTAAGGAACGGCGGGCCTGAGACTCCCAGATTCAAATGAGACGTAATCCCGCCGTTTCCTGCAACGATTTGTTCGACAATTTATGACAACACCAATGACACAACTACCAGACGGGTCGGGATGCTTCACGGCAACGATCATGTCCCACGACGAAGCGATGGCCCTCCCACTAAAAGAGCGGCCACTGAACCACCGCATCTCAAGTGAGATGTATCACGCAGTCTTTGAGGCCATCGGAGAAGCCTCAATGTGCTGGAATCCAAGGCCGAGCGGCGAGGTATTTGCGTCCGAGCAAGCATCAGACGTTGCCGTGCGCCTGTGCTTCAAGATAGCGGAGGAACTGGAGAAGCAGAGGGACGCTTTGTCGAACACAGAAGTCAGCGATGTGCGCGGCGCTGGCTCGCTGCACTGATTAGTTAGGCATTCACGCCGTCTGAAGCTGTCTCGACCGTCGGAGTTTTTCGAGTTTTTCATTCTCTCGCCTGAAAAACTCCTCGACCTTCGGCTTTTGTTTGTCGGGATTTCCAAGCTTGGAAATGATGAAGCCTTTACGGCGGGCCATTTCGACAACGCCGGCAACCCAATCCCCGATGTCAGGGCTCTTTCCGGTCCTCTGCTTCATGCCCGGCTTGGTGGGCGTGCCGTCTTTGACTTCCACGGCGTATTTGTCGCCCCGGATGCGGTCCCATTTTCGCGCGCACAATTCTTCGACGGCTTCGTCAACCAGTCCGCGCATCTGGCCTGACTCAATGCAGTAGCGAACGGAAAACCAGAATTCCGATACGAGCCGGTCATAGTGTTCATCGCAGCGCTTGGGGCGCTTCTGTCCCGTCTCGGGGTCGAGGATGGTGATTTCCAGACTGACCGGGCGCTTGGTGGGGCGTCCGCCTGCGTCAATCGGGTTCGTCATCGCTGACCATTCCCGCGCGAGCGAAGTCCCCAGGCTGCCGCGTCCGGTGGCGTCGTGCCCCATGTTCTCCGGTGGCACATTTTCATCCTCGCAATCCAGCTTCACAAAGCGGGCAATTTGGTCCTCCGGCTCCAGCCCTTTACCAATCAAAATCGGGATGATTTTTGGAATGGATAGCATCAAGATTTGTTTGCCGTCAACGTCGGCGCCGAATTCGCCATAGCCGGCAACGCAACGGTCACCACCATACGAGGAGTCCACGAAATACACCTTCGTTTGATTCAAGTCGCGCCAGACGGCTTGGTCCTGCGCGTGCATCTCCTTCACCATGGCGCGACTGACGACGCGGCGGGCAATCGTGCCGATTTTCATGGAGCCGACGCACTGGGAATAATACTCCATCGAATCTTTCGGGAAGAAACTCAACGTGTCGTCAATTTTTTCCTTCGAGATTAGGTATTTGTAGCGCGTGGGTTTGTCGGATGGAAAATCGAAGTTGGGGGAGTCGAGCCCGATGAGGTTCACGCAACGGCCATTCATAAAACGGGTGTCCCACACCATCGTTTTCTTCGGCTCCATGTAATCGTCGGTCCAACCTTCCTTCGGCTCGGCCGCGCGCCCCAGCGGGTCGAGTGGGTCATTCGGATTTCCCGACACGACAGCCATAAAATTTTCGTTCTTGTTCAAATTCGAGAACGAGGAGAGAAAAGTTTCGCCCATCATCGACGCTTCATCAGCCAAAAGAATCATGTATTTCTGTTTGATGCCGACGAACTTTGAAAGCCCGACAAATTTTCCGCCAGTGATGCACGCCACCCCGAAAATTCCTTTGCGCATGTCGCGAATCTTGCGCTCTCCCGGGTCGCAGTCCTCTACGTTGTCGGTGGTGATTGCAATGGCGGAGTCGAGGAGATGGCCGCAAAGTTTTGGGAAGCGCTCAACGCCTTGCTCCCACAACATGCAAATTTCTGCCCAAACCCGCTTCTTCAATCCGCCAAGGTGAGTCGAGGCGACCAGCACGCAAGTTTCCTGTGGCCGCACCCAGTAATTGACCAACCCAATCCAAGCCATTTCGTGCGTTTTACCCGATGAGCCCGGCCCCATCAAAACCGTGACTTTGTGGGAAAGAATTTCCTTGGTGCAGAGGGTATGCCAGCGATGGACGTCCAATTCTGGCCAAATTATTTTGCGAACATTCTCGTAATGAAATTCCAGCGTGCGCCCCTGAGCTTCAATCCATTCCCGCCCTTGTGTGATGCACCAAAATTCAATTCCCAAGTCGTCGTAGCACTGAAAACCGTCATCATCAACGGCGTCGGCGTCGAATTTCTTTCCGTAGCGCACGATGAAATTAGCCATTGCTTTCAAGTTGACAGAAATTAGAAGGGGTGCAAGACATACAGCCATGAGTGCCACAAATTGCGCGTGCCCCTGTCCGGACCCGACGGTAACTGAAATTCCCGGCGCCCCCGGGGTGGACGGAGCATCCGGAGCGGACGGAGCGAATTGCGTAAATGCCTACACGGTCACAACCACAGCCAGCTTTAACCTTCCTGGTGCGCCCGGCCCAACAGGATTGGTAAATGTTGCCGTCTCAAGCTGGATGGTCGTCGGTCAAATTATTTGGATAAGCGACGCGCTCGGGACGGCGATGGGAACTTTCAAAGTTCTCACTATACCAAGCTCGACCGGTGTAACGCTTAATTGGCTGCAATACCCGGACGATTCTGCTCCCGGAACTCCGATTACTGTTGGCTCTGGAGTAACTCCGTCTGGAATTATTCCAACTTTCACGCCTCCGGCAGATTTGACGAACAACACAACCGGCGCAGCAGTAGCCGCACTGGCGGCGGGTGTTGGAATTTTGAATCTAAGCTTCAATCACACTTGGGTTAATAACACTTTGGCAGTCGAGCCAGTGACAAATTTTGTTCTCGGTTTCAAATTCAAAATAATTTCTTGGGCTTTTGTCACCGACCAGATTTTGACAGGTGGTGGCGGAAGTCGAGTTTGCAACATGGAGATTCAAACGACTGACGTTGGCACAGTCCCGTCAACCTGCACAGTCACGACAGCCGGCGCGGCGACTCAAGGAACGGTTGTGGCTGCAACTGCTGTTGCCGGAGCCAACACCGGAAGCGCAACGGACTCCGTTTCCATTGAAGTTGCAGCCGGAGGCACCGCGATTACGGGCGGCTCGGGACAATTCATTATCGTGGTTCAAAACATGGACATCGCTGACGCGATTACGAGCCTCAACAATAGCGTCACCTCCATCAATGCAACCCTGTAACGCGTGGCCGATTCCCAACCATTCAAGCAGGAAACGATTTACGACCGAATCGACACCGTAGAGCTTGGCATGAACAGCGGGATTGACCCGCTCTTGCTGAAGCGCAATGAACTTGGATTTGCCACCAACCTGACGACGCGCAACGGATTTGCCACCGACCGTCCCCCGTTCTTCAAACGTACCGTAACCTATCCTTCGACTGCAATTCAAACGGCCGTCGAACAGGGATTGTTTCAGGGCGCGGCGTATTATCAACCTGACTCGGGCGACCAGTCTTTGTTTGCGGCGATTTCTGGCCGGCTGTTTCAATTCGTGGTGCAGGGCGACACGATTACTTGCACGGAGCGCACGATTCCCGGCGACCCTAATCCAGCCCTGACAACGCAAGCTTGGCTGTGGCAATCAGAAAATTATCTGATTTGGAATGACGGCGCCAGCCTGCCGGTTTTCTTCGACGGCACAAGCTCGCGCCGGAGCAATGGGCCAAGTGTTTCGCTGGGCGTGGTCAACGCAGCCCCAATTCCAGTCAATGTCGTTGCCATTGGCGACCAAGCGACCTTTCCACTGGCTGCAAACTGGACTGGTTCATACGAATTTCCGGTCCTTTACAACGGTGCGTATTATCAGCCCGTTTTCAACGCCGGTACTTTTGAAGTCCAACTAACCAGCCTTTTTAGCAACGCCGGTGAAGCGATAAACGTCGATGACACAATTCTCATCAAGCCAGTAATTGCCGGCGTCGTCGGAAACACTCTGGTTCTTCCGGTAGGGAGTTTCTCGTATAATTCAACCTTCATCGACATCACGCTCACCTCGCCCTACACCGGGGTTTTGAATCCGTTTCTGCAATTTGATTTCGGCAAGGTGATTTTGTTCGGCAAAGTCTGGTTTGTCAGCGCGGCGTCTGGAAATTCCATCCGGGTCATTCCTGGACAAGTTGGAACTTTCCCGGCGTCACTGGTGGCGGGCACGCAGATTCAATTCACCTCCAGCAATGCGGCCAATGTGAATCTTGGAGCGGTTCAAGTCACTGACGTGGCTCCGGCAACTGGCGGAACAGTTCAACTCACCGTAAACACCGCGTACACGGGGACGCCAAATCAGATTGTTTACATCGGGACGGGGCAATACACCATTATCGGAATTCCCCAGGCTGCCCCGGGCGCTCCGTCGGTGACGATGATTAACCTGAGTGACACTTCGACGGGTGCTTATCCGTTTTTGAATACTCCGGTTGGCGCAACGGGTGAAATTATTTCTGTCCCGGAACTTCCAGCCGGCCGCATGGGAACATACGGATTGGCGCAAAACTGGATTTCCTTGGTGGATGGTTTGAGTTTCATTCCCAGCGACATCAGCCGTGGCCCGAGTGGCACGACCGCCAACAATCGGCGCGATTCAGTTCTCAAGACCACCGATTTAACTTTCCTCGGTGGCGCATTCTCCATTCCAGGAGCCGGGAACATCATCACGTCGATGACGTTCACCGCAAACTTGGACGTGGCGCTTGGTCAAGGTTCGCTGCAAGTCGGCACGGCAAATTTCATGGCGTCCTGTCTGGCGCCGATTGATTTTACCAATCCACCGAAGAATGGTCCGATTTTGACGTACTCGCTTATTGGCACCGGTCCGCTCGCCCAGGACTCAACCGTCCTCGTAAATTCCGACGTTTATTTCCGGTGCAGTTTTGGATTGGGCTCGCTGATTATGGCGCGTCGCGATTTTCAATCGCCCGGCAACACGCTGATTTCAGATGAAGTCCGCGACCGACTTTTCGAGTTGGATAATCAGGCGTTGCTTAGTTACGGCTCATCCATCGTTTTCGATAATCGCTTTATCACGACGCTTTCTCCGCAAGCATCCTCGCAAGGGGTTCTGCACGCCGGTTTGATTGTCCAAAATCTTGACCCGGTGAGCGGAATGCGCGACAAGCAGCCACCAGTTTACGACGGTCTTTGGACGGGCATTAATACGCTGAAACTTGTTACCGGGAGTTTCAATGGCGTCTCGCGCGGATTCGCGTTTACGTTCAACACTTCGCTTTCCAAAATTGAACTGTTCGAGTTAATCAAGACTGGCACGGACCATTTCGACAACACCACCGTCCCGATTACCTGGGCATTTGAAACGGCTGCGTTGTTCAACGCCGATGTGAAGCCGCGCGAGACGATGATTCGTTTGCTCAATGGAGAATTCGCTGTCTCGGAGGTTATCGGACTGGTCCGCTTCGAAGTTTATTACAAGTCGGACCAGAATTGCTGGACGCCCTGGCACGCCTTCAGCATTTGCGCCAGCACGGCCGGCTTGCCCCAATACTTTCCTCGCCTCGGGCTCGGGGAGCCGTCCAGTGCGGATTGCGACCCGATTTTGAACACGCCGACCCGGGACGGATTTACGTTCCAGTTCAAGTTTGTGATTACTGGGCATTGCAAATTTTTGCGCGCGCGCTTCGCGGCGATGACGCTGCCAATAAACCGCTTTCCTCGGCCGCAATGTGATACGGTGGTAAGCGTCTCCATTTGAATTTTAAGTTGTGCAAAACTAAAAATCGGTTTACTCATACAAAATTATGGCAAATGCCCTCTACGACCTCGCTCGGCAATCCTTCCTGGACCAAAACCCGTCAATCGACTGGGACACCGACAACATCAAGGTTTGCTTGGTCCGCGGTTACACCGTGAACCTCACCACGCACCAATTTCTTTCGGACGTTACCGGTGGCGGCGGCGGAACCATCGTGGCTACCAGCGCGAATCTTGCAGGCAAGACGGCGACCCTTGGCGTTGCCAACGCTACAAACATCACTTTTACCGCAGTAGGCGCGGGCGCCGCCTGTCCGTATCTCATCATCTACAAGGACACTGGCGTTGCCGGAACGTCTCCCCTGATTGCCTACATCGACACGGCGACCGGGCTGGCGGTGACTCCGAACGGTGGCGACATCACTGTGCAATGGGACGCGGCGGCGAACAAAATTTTCAAGTTGTAATGAGCCTGATTTCCTTCAACGAAACGCTCTGCGCGGGCTCAGTAGATGGGTATTCGGTAAACAGTACTGGTTCAGTTCGCTGTATTCCAGATGATTGCTATATTTCTCTCCCGAATCATTTTTTGCGAGTTGGGAGAGTAATTCGTATAACCATCACCGGGGAAATGTCAACAGTCGGAGCGCAAAGTTTCTCTCCTAATTTCGGCATTAATCTCGGACCGACAGGTGCTACTTTAATTTTCCCGTGCGGAAACTCTGGCACGATTCTCATAAATACTATTGCAAAAAATAAGGTGCCGTTTCTATTTTCAGGCACCTTCACTGTTCGAACTGTTGGAACTGGTACTGCTTCTACTGCTTGGGGAATTTGGAAATTTCAATCCGAAGCGCTGCTTAATTCTCCATTGCCTACAATTGGAGGGTCAACCCAGTATTTGCAAATCCCAACGACGCCCGCAGCAAGCAGTGGTTTTGACTACTCGGCTGTGAACATTTTAAACGTGGTTCTTACTACGAATCTCGTATCGTTAGCAACTGTTAAACAGTACATGGTTGAAGCTTTGAATTGATATGCCATTACAAAATTGGAATGAAGTCTTGACCGCCTCCATTGTGGATGGCGCTACTCTTACGGCGGCGGCAAGCGCTTCCTGCATACCGGGAAACAATGTGCTTACTTTTCCTAGCTATGCTTTTAAGGTTGGGAAAGTTTATCGAATCACCGCTTTCGGTCGATTGAGTTGCGTCGTCACCACTCCCGGCACCGCGCGTTTTCAGGTGCGTAGCGACCCATCTGGCACCACAAGTATTTATGACACCGGCGCCATCCCGCTCAACATTGTTGCGAAAACAACCCTACCTTGGCTGCTGGAAATCTGGCTAACCTGCCGGGCGGTGGGTTCGGGAACGAGTTGCAATTTCATGGGGAGCGGTAGGTTCCAATCGGAAACAGTTATCGGCTCTCCAGCGGTTACAGCCGGAGGAAATGGGTCTATGGTTGTGCCGGTAACTACTCCCGCGGTTGGCTCTGGAATTGATAGCACAGTCGCCAACAAGCTCGACTTGTTTTTCACACAAACAGTTGCCACCGGTTCATTAACGTGTCATCAATACATCGTCGAAATTCTCAACTAACCTAATAAAAAATTATGTCCCAACAAACATGGCAAGAATTACTGGTATCCAGCGCAACGGACGGCCCGACGCTTACAGCAGCCGCCCGGGCATCGTGTATTCCGACGGCCAATAAGATTGTTTTGCCGAACAACTATTTTTACATTGGGCGAGCCATCAAGATTGCCCTAAGCGGACGTATTAGCTGCGTCATCACCACGCCCGGCACCGCGCGCTTTGATATTTGCATGGGTTCAGCCGGCACCACCATTGTTTACGACACTGGGGCGCTAAATCTGAACATCGTGGCAAAGACAACGGTCCCATGGTGGTTTGAAGCCACGCTCGTTTGTCGCGCGGTGGGCACTGGCACTTCTACCACTTTTTTCCCGCATGGCGCTTTCTTCATGTCGGAAGCTTTCATTGCATCGCCGCTTCCAGCCGTAGGAGGAAACGGGTCTGCTCTCGCCCCGGTAGGAACTCCGGCTGTGGGCGCTGGCACTGATAACTCGGTCGCGGCTGCGCTGGACGTTTTCTTTACTCAGACGCTTGCCACCGGTTCGCTGACGGTTCATAACTATCAGGTAACGGCCCTGAACTAAGTCCATGCCCTCGGAGATAAATCGCGGCGGCCCTGGGATACTGGCAATGCCGGGGCGAATGTTTGCGGCTCCAAAGCGAAACTTGGATGGCGGTCTTGAGGCGTCCTCAAAGCCGCTGATTTCTCCACCGTTAGGGCAACAAAATACGAGTATCACCGGAACGACGATGAATTCGTCTTTTGTCGCCATTCCAAATTGCACTGTGGACCTATTTTTTAGCTCAACGAATGCGTGGTATCGAAGGACAACCAGCGATGGCTCGGGAAATTTCACGTTTGTTGGTCCGGGACTCGGCCCTTTTTATATGCGTGCGGTCGATTCCAGCGGCAATCCAGTCGGAACGACAATCAGCACGCTTTCGCCAACATGATTCATGGCGACCAACATAATTCTATGGTCCGGGGCGGCTAATCCGAATGATATAATCCTTCGGGACCCAACGTCTGTCACGCAGACGATTAGCCCGACGGCGATTGCCAGCGCGGAAGCTTTTGGAACTGCGCTGATAATCATTCAGCAGTTCATTTCTCCTACTGGCATCACCAGCGCGGAAGCGTTTGGCACTCCCACGATTGTTCAGCAGCAGTTTGTTTCTCCCAGCGGTATCGCCAGTGCGGAAGCTTTTGGAAACCCGGTCTTAATAATTCAGCAATTCGTTTCTCCGTCTGGAATTGCGAGCGCTGAATCCTTTGGCACCCCTACCGTTTTCTCATCGCAAACGGTTATTCCAAGCGGTATCGCCAGTGCGGAGGCATTTGGAACGCCAGTCGTTTTTCTTCTCACTCAATTTGTAATTCCTTCGGCAATTGCCAGCGCGGAGGCGTTTGGCACTCCGACTATCGGGCTTTATATTTCTCCCAGCGGTATCGCCAGCAGAGAAACTTTTGGGACACCAACGCTTTCAAATGTCGGACTCATCGTTGTCTCTGGCATCGCCAGCGAGGAGGCATTCGGGACGCCAACCATTCGCAATCCGCGCCCAGTCCGGCCGCCCAGTCGGAATACAATTGTGGTGCCTTGTGCGGTGAAATCGTGCGCGGTGTCTCCTGGAGATTTAACCCTGTACAATCTGCAAGACGCCCTGCTTTTCAATGGCGTCCCTCTGTCAATTCTCGCCCAGTGCCCAACCGGTTACTTCTGTCCCCCGGGAGTTTTCCCGCATGTGTTCACGTATCCACCGGGCACGTTCAGCGTATTTCAGCCTCCCGCCAATCAGCCATTTTCCAGTGTGCTTTCTGCGACCGGCTGTGAAGGGATTGTGACGCGCGTTGCTCCAGCCGGCGCCAGCGCCGCGGCGATTGCTGTCCTTGCGAATTCCATCATCAATGAACTGGCGGCGCAGCAAGCGCGCTGCGACGCTATTACGATTGCCGGCCCTCCATTGCCGCGCGCTATCGCCCTTTCCAGCGTCGATGCCTATACCTGTTTGAATGTCGATTTTGCTGCCACCGTCACGGCGTCGGCGTCTCCCTCGGGTGCGCCTTACACCATGACGCTGCAAAATGCGCCGGCCTGGATGACGGCGGTACAGAATCCTTCCGGCACGCAACTGATTCTCGGCGGGACTCCAGCAGCCTTTGGCGTGGTGACGTTCACTATCACGGCGAGCGCAGCCGGGTATTATGGAGCTAAAAATTACTCGGTCGAGGTTATTGGCATTGCCAACAGTTCTCCGCTTCCGGCCGCCACCAACGGAAACGCTTACTCGGAATATCTGGCTGCCGACAACATTCCTGGAGTGACAACGCTCTGGACTGTTACCAGCGGAAGTTTGCCTCCCGGATTATCCATCAACCAGAACACTTGGAATTTGGAAGGAACACCAACGACGGATGGAAATTACAGTTTCACACTCACGTTCACTACGGAACTTGCTTCCTGCTCGAAGGCATTCACTTTGGAAGTTGTAGCCGCGTCAGCATGTCCGTTCGACTCTATTTCATGGACGGCGCCGGTTTTGAGTGGCAATGCAACAGGCAGCAACGGAGTTGGGACATTCACGGCATTGGATACTCCAAACGGAAGCTCTCCATTTGAGTCTCAGACCGAATTCAACGGGAGCTTTGTTTATACCGGTCCTCTCTACGCTGCAACTTTACGGTGGGCGGTTACGCAGTTCGATGGCGACAATGTTCGAGGCGAAGCTTTGATTACAAGCGATATTGACGGAGTGCTTTTGAGTCAAGCCCTTGTGAATCCATCCAGCGGAATTTACGATTGGGCATTCAATCTTCCCGCATCGGCCGGCGCGGTGATTACCGTTTACATTATTTGCAGGGCTGGCTTTGTTGATTTTGGCCCGGGTACTGGAACAGTCAATGTAATCGGAGATTTTTGCCCATGAGCGAACAGCAATTAAATCTCAACTGCGCGGTGAAAACCTGTCCGGCCGCCCCGGGCGACTTGGCGATTTACAATTTGCAGGATGCGCTCTATTTCAACGGCACTCCTCTTTCAGTGCTTGCTCAATGCCCAACTGGCTACTATTGCCCGCCCGGGTTGTTTCCTCGGGTATTCACCTATCCGCCCGGTACGTTCGTGGTTAATGTTCCTCCGGACACCGGTTTCCCCATCGTGTTGACGTGTCAGGGATGCGAAAGCACTTTGAATACGGTTCTGCCGTCTGGCTCCAGTCAGGCCACAATTCAAGCCGCTTCCGACGTTTTGATTGCGGAGGCTGCCGCCCAGCAGGCGCGGTGCGATGCGATAACCTCGCTGCCCCCGGGAAGCAGAATCCCCAGCACAATCACGCTGACCGATATTGAGGAATACGCTTGCGTGAACGTGCCATTCAGTGCCAGCGTTTTTGCTTCTGCGACGCCTTCCGGCGCTCCCTACTCTTTGACCGTCGCGCCACAGCCAGCCTGGATGGTTACAGCGCAAAACACTACGACGCTCTTTTTGAGTGGCACGCCAACGACAATTGGACCGGTCACCTTCAATGTGATTGCGACTGGCACGAATGCGTCTGGAACCAAATCCTACACCCTGAACATCATCGGGATTGCCACGGCTTCACCTTTGACCGGTGGGCAAGTGGGCGACCCATATTCCGAAACGCTGGATGCCTCCAGCATTCCTGGGGTGCTGACATGGACGGTTGTGGGCGGGACGTTGCCTGATGGTCTTTCGCTGAATTCTGCGACCGGGGAAATTTCAGGGACTCCGACCCTTGTTCAGACTGCCAGCTTTTCAATCCAAGCCAGCAACGGAACACAATTTTGCAGCAAGACGTTTGGGCTTTCCGTAGTGGACGTCCCTCCTTTTGACTGCCTTGGAAATCCTTCGTCGATTCAAACGGCCGTTTGGACTCAAACCGCCTTGGGCGCTCAACCTCCCTGTGGCGTTTTTACAATCGTGGCCGGCGTGGGAACTTTCAGCATCGAAAAGAATACCACGACTTGCGTGAACAATTCGGTGAACATCGAAACGACAATCTGCAATTCTGGCGCTCCGTACGACATCACAATAAATGTGCCCTGGGACGATTTGGGAAACGTCTTAGTTTTTGCAGACCACACAATT